TTTCTACCACGCCAAAGGACAAGCAAAAGACCGCTGTGTCTGACCATGATACTGAGGTTGTGACCTTTCACTTTTGGGCAGATTTGCAACAAGGCGCAGACGCTTACACAAAGACGAACGCCATTGATGCGGCTGTGAGGTCGGCACTTGATTTTGTGAGCGGCACAGCAGCCAGCGTCATTGTCGAGCATTGCCATTTCGATGGTTCGCGGGACATTATATCTGAAGATAGGATGCTGATAGGCAAAGAAGCCACGTACACATTTATAACCAAGAACTAATGGACGCGCAACTACAAACAGAGCTAAATGTAGCCATTTCAAGGCTTAACAAGCTTGGCGATGATGTGAGGCGAAACGTGAAAAGCGACTTGAAAGAAGCGGCTGGCGTGATCGTTTCCGCTTCAAAGGGCGCCGCCCCCATGTCTACAAAAGCGCATTCAAGGTACAGCGCTGGAAAGGTCGTGGCAGTTTACCGCCCCGGCAACTTGCGCAGGTCGATAAGGATTTTGCCGCTACGCCGGGCAAAGCAATCGGTAACAGTAGGCCCGTTAGCCAGGGGCGGATCGCCAGACGGTTTCTATGGCCGCTTTTTGGAATTTGGAACAAAGTATTTATCCCCAAAGGGCTTTATGGCTCGAGCGCAGGCAGCCTCCGGCGCACTAGCGCAAAGGATCGCAGTCGAGTTGATAAAGCGCCGAATTTTTGAACACGCAAACAGGTATTAAAATGAAGGTTCAATACACACAAAAATACACGGACGCTGACGGCTTCACATTTGAATCGGGCTGGACTGCGGAACATACCGACGCGGAGGCAGAACGCCGCATTGCTGACGGTGTTTGCCAGCGTGTTTCAGACGGCGCATACCCGCGCAGGCAGGAAGTGGTTGTGATGGAGTGCGCCGTGCCTGACAATGGGCTAAAAAACACCTTCTCATCAATTGCAGTAGATATAGCTCTAAACGAGCCATCTGAATCACCTACGACATTTAAAAACAAAAAATAAACACGCCGTATGGCTACCACAGGAACAGTACTTGCCAAAAATATGAAGCTCTTTATCGGCTCTACAGCAATCACTTGCCAGGTAGATGCCTCTTTGAGCATGTCAACCAATATGTTTGAAACAACCTGCAAGGACAGCGCGGCAAACTCCGCATTTCTTCCAGGCACCAAATCATGGACGGTTTCCGGGTCTGGAAATTTCGCATTTGACGCAACGCTTGGCTTTGCCAGCACGGGCGGCCTTTTCGAGTATTGGGATGACCAGACGTCTGCTAGCCTTGTCTTTCAGACCGCCGTTTCAGGAGACAAAAAATACAGCGGCACGGCATACATTTCAAGCCTGACGCTCAACAGCTCCGGCAATGACGAGGCTGTGACGTTCGACTTTGAGTTCCAGGGCACAGGCGCACTTGTTGAGGCCACAGTTTCTTAATAATCAATAACCAAACATCATGAATTACACAACCATTGAATTAGGCGGAAAGGCGCGCCCGGTTAGGTTTTCGTTTGCGGCATTGTACGAATACGAGAAAATGACCGGGCGCAACGCCATTGCCGATTTTTCGCAAATATCCGGCTCCGGCAGTACAAGCGTGTCGGTAGCGGCGGACTTGATTTTTGCCGGCCTAGTGATCGGGCATAAAAGCGCAGGCGCACAGGTGGATTTTACTGTCCACGATGTAGCCGATTGGGCTTTTGGGTCGCCAAAGGTCATGGAGGATTTTACCGCGATCTTTTTGGCCTCTTTCCCTGATCAAAAAAGCGGAGGTGAGGGCAAAAAAAAAGCAGCCAGCCCACATGGGATGAGCTAATGGAAACCGCCGCGTTTTGCGGCGTTAACGAGCGAGATTTTTGGGATATGACACCCCGCTACTTTTCAGCATGTTTAAGCGCGTCTGAGAAAAAAGAGCGCGAGGAGTGGGAGCGGGCGCGGTACATATCAATGTACTCGACAGACCCGTCGGTGTTTAAGAAAAAGGTAATAAGGCCGTCCGATTTAGGCCTTTTCCCGTGGGAAACACCGGAAGAAAAGCCGATTATAGTTGTTGACAAGGCAGAGATTGACGCATTCGACAAGGATGCAGACGAAATACTAAAGAAGACAAACCCGGCAGCATACGAAGCCTACATAAAAGGCAAAAAAAATGGCTAATTCGCTCGCAGATTTAAATATACGGCTTGGCTTCTTGTTTGACCAACGGTCACTAGCAAGGGTTGAGCGCGATTTGCAGCGGACAGCCGCCAAGCTGTCCAGGGTTGGCAGCGATATGTCGCTGGCTATATCTGCACCGCTTGGCCTTATCGGCGTTTCAGCGATAAAAGCAGCGGGCGACATCGAAAGTTTCGAGAATGCCCTAAAAAGCCAGCTTGGAAGCGCAGCCGCCGCAAAAACAGAACTTGAAGCCCTCCGAAAAGAGGCATTAAAGCCTGGGCTTGGGTTTGAACAGGCCGTAAAAGGATCTGTAAGCCTCCAGGCGGTCGGGCTTAGTGCCGATCAGGCAAGAAAAACGCTGTCTGAATTTGGCAACGCCCTGGCTCTTGCAGGTAAGGGAAAGGCAGAATTAGACGGCGTAGCGCTTGCCATCACGCAGATCAGCGCAAAAGGCAAGGTTTCCGCAGAAGAAATAAACCAGATAGCGGAACGGCTCCCACAGATTCGCACTTTGATGAAGCAGGCTTTTGGCACCGCCGACACAGAGGCGCTACAAAAGCTGGGCATCACATCTGAGCAGTTTATTTCTGGGATAGTAAAGCAAATGGAGGGCTTGCCCCGCGCAACGGGCGGTATAAAAAACAGCATCGAAAACGCGGGCGACGCGGTATCGCAGTTCCTGGGCTCAATCGGGAACGAGATAAACAAGGCGTTCAACATCACTTCGCTATCTGAGGAGCTTTCAGACACGCTAAAAGGCGTGTCCAATTCTTTTGCGGCACTTGATGACAGCACAAAGCGCATGGCCGTGCAGTTTGGTTTGGCTGTTGTGGCAGCGGGGCCACTATTGAAAGTCTTTGGCGCTTTTTACGGCGCTGCTGGGCAAATAGTTGGCGCTTGGAGCGCTATGTCAGGCGCACTTACAAGGGTAGGCGGCTTCCTTTCTAGCGTCACAACGGCGTTCAACGCCCTAAACGTTGCAACCAGGGCTTTTATAGTCATCGGCGTAGCAACGGCGCTAATTGCGATAGCAAACAACCTTGGCGCTTTCAATCGGGAGCTTACAGCGAACGAACAGGCGCAAGCCGCTGTAAACGCCGTGCAAAAAGAGGCAGTTGCTTCTATTGCCCGCGAAAAGTCAGAAGTAGATACACTTATCGCCGTCATAAACAGCGAAGTATCGAGCCGTGACGCAAAAGGCCGCGCCCTGGAAAAACTAAAAGCTATTTCCCCCGAATATTTTGGGCAGTTAAAAGAAGAAAACGGGCTTGTTACCGGGTTGACAGATTCCTATGGCCGCTATGTTGCAGCGCTGTTGGCATCTGCGAGGGCGGAAGCAGCAAAAGGCAAGTTGATAGAAATTGAGCGCGAACGGCTTGAACTGGAAGATTCAAGGGCTGAAAAACTGAAAGAAAGCACGAGCCTGGCAAAAGCCTATGGCATAAGCGCAGAAACGACGGCAAAAAGAGAATCCGAGCTTTACAACAAGCAAATATCTATCCTTGACGAAAAGCGGCGGGCGCTTGCAGCGGTTGTCGTTCAGTCAGAACAGGGAGCCGCAAAAACAAGCGCTGAAACTCCCACTATACAGGCAAATACCACGGCTTCGCAAAATGCCACCGTATCGGCCAAAGCCCTGGCAGCGGCGAAGCGCGAAAAGAAAGACGCTACAGCAGCCGCAAAAGCCGCAGACGATGAGGAAACTGCCTCAATGGAGCGCTACGCCAAAATGGTGCGCGAAATAGAGCAGGCATGGCTTGATGAAGCAAAGGCGGAGGTTGATGCACGGGCGGCAAGCGTCGGAGCTGTTGACACATCAACAGGCGCACCGGGCGGCGAAATACAGTTGCAGAACCCCGGGCAGCCCATCCAAAACCTACCGACACAGATAACGCCCGCTGTAGAGGCGATGGCCGCCCTAAATAATTCTTTCCTGAATTTCAACAGCGCTTTTGCGGGCGTTGCGGAAAGCGTGACGGCAAACGGGACGCTAATGGAAAATGTGTTCCTGGCAATGGGCGGCGCAATGCAACAGGCAGCAGCGTCCGGGGCTTCTTCATTTGCAGACCTTGGCAACGCGGCGCTTAGTTCTGCGGCAAAGATCATTCGGGCATATATTCAGCAGGGCGTAGCCGCAACCGTGGCAAAAGCCCTGGGGTCTATCCCGTTCCCGTTCAACCTTGCAGCAGGCGCAGCAGCGGGCGCGGCGGCATCTGCTTTGTTTACAAAAGCCATCGGAGCTATTGGTATTCAAGGCTTTGCCAAAGGCACCAGCAGCGCCCCGGGCGGGCTTTCGCTTGTTGGCGAGAAAGGCCCCGAGCTTCTCAACATCCCAAAGTATTCACAAGTGTACACGGCAAACCAAACATCCAAAATGCTTTCAGGCATGGACGGCGGGGGCGGCGTTACGCTTGGCGGCGAGTTCACCGTGCGCGGCACAGACTTGGTATTAGTGTTTGAGAGGGCACAGCAAAAAAATGCGCGGTTCAGGTAATGGCAATCAGGCTCACATCGACTTTTTACGACATACACGGCACACAACACCGTGTAGACATCTATGATTCCGATTTTTCTGGATCTAGCACGTCGTTCAATACGAAGTTTTGCCGTATCAACTACGACAGCGAAAGCAATTCAGATATAAACAGCCCCATTGTTGGCAGCCGGGCAGAAATAGGCATAGCGGTAGATTATGAAGATACCACTATGTCTACGTTTATAGAAGACTTTGCCGGTGGCGCTGAAAACCGCTTTTTTGTCGAAATAATAAAGCCGATAGGGTCTGTGATCGTTTGGCGCGGCATAATGACCCCTGACTTTACGGGAGAAGAAGACACCGCGCCTGTTTTCACGTTCAAAGTATCGGCGGTTTGCGGCCTGGCTATCCTGAAAAAGACCCCGTACCACGACGGCTCGGCTATATATTCAGGTGTTGAAACGCTGATAGACCACCTTGTTACAGCGCTCACAAAGTGCGCACATACCAATGTGCTTTGGAACGGCACGGAGGCTTTTATAAAAACGGCCATAGACTGGTGGGCGGTCGGAATGGATTCTGGAGCTGACGATGATGCGCTTTTTCAGGCAGCCGTTGACCATGCGACATTTTACGATTACAAAACGAGCGGCGGGGTTGACAAGGATGTTTTAAGCTGCGGAGAGGTCATAGCGCAGATACTAAAGCCGTTCAATGCCAGGATAATGCAGTCTGACGGCACATGGTGGATAGAGCAGATACCATACAGGAGTGCAGACCCTTTCACGGCAAGGCACTACACAAAGGCAGGCGCTTTTATTGTAAGCTCGACAAACACGGGCGATAACGACATCGACCAGACCGACACGGGGGCAAAACTTGCAACCGTGCAGTACGACTTCCTGCCTTCGATCAAAAAGGCGGAGGTGACGTATGACGTGAAAATGCGCCGCAACTTTTTGGCTGGCACCGTCATACAGCCAACGGGCACAATCGAAGATTTTAACACCCTGATTGACAGCAACGACGGTGAGGCCGTCATGCGGCTAAAATGCACGATAAATTGGTCTGTCAGGAACATTGATTCTACGGTGCCATCAAACCACGGCTTTTTCATTGCGCCCCGCATAAAGCTGAAAATTGGCAGCTACTACCTAAAAAGGGATTATTACATATCAAACTTTTCGGCGCACGTCGGCAACTTGTCATGGACTACCGTAGCAGATTCTGGCGTGTACGTGCCGATCAACATTGGGACTGTGCCGCCTATTGCTGTCAACTACGGCAAAATAGGCTCTTTCCCTGTTGATTTAATGATACCGCCGCTCCCTGAAAACGGTTCTTCAAACTCTTTTGGGGTGAATTTGACCGATGCTGAAATGACTGAGTGGGACGGCACTTTTGTGTTTTCGTCTGACTTTGACATTGATATAAGCATTACCAACCAGTACCTTGAGATTATTGACCAAGGCACCCCGGTAATCAATGAGGACAAGATAATCTATACGGCGGACAACGCCGAATCAGCAACAGAGGTTTACGAGACAACCGTCAGGATCGGCACGGCCAACCTGCCAAATTCTGCCGGGCGGCTGTTGACATACAACGACGCGCTGACGCGCTGGGAATCTTCGGGGCTTTGGGGCGCAGGGGCAGCGACAAGGAATAAAGAGATAGGCGACCTTTTGGCGCTCAACATATTGAACGCCCGCGACACGCCACGCCGTAGGCTCAACGGATCGCTATACGGGGTTTTTGGTATTCGGCGCTTGATAGCGACTACAGACGGCAAACGCTGGATAATGTCAAATGCAGAATGGGATATTGGCAGCAACACGCTAAAAGGGTCGTGGACAGAGCTGGATTATGGGGCGGACGGAGTGAGCGCTACGCCGATCAAGATAAAAGTGCTTCTGCCTACTACCACGCCGTCCACGCCAGACCCTTTGTCCCCTGGGCAGGGTATTTCAAGCTCTAATCAGGGATTTTACGCGAACACGCCACCTACTGTGCTTGCGCCTGTTGCCTATAATTCTACCGCTGACGCGATAGAAGAAGGCGACACGATAACGAGCATCAACATAACGACGGCAAGCCTTGGTAGCGAGTTTTTGGCTGGAAGTAAAGTTACATTGATTGACCCGATAACGGGGCGGTCTCAAGACTTTGTTATCTCAACACCGCCAGCACTTGGCGATACGTCCCTGTCTGTTATGAGTGCAACTGCAAACTTTGACAGCCCTGAGCTTTCCTATCTTGTTGTAAAGCAAAAGGCGTTTGCTTTTTCGCTCCCTAGCGCTGTGCAAGGGCAGATACTTAGGTATAATGACACTACCGACGCATGGGAGCCATACAGCGGCACCACAGACGGGCATGTATTGACCTGGGACACGACAAACGGCTGGCAGTCGGAAGCATCGGCCACAGGCGGCACAAACTACCAGACGCTGCGAGACGGCGGCACGGGCATGACCCAGCGGGCAGCGGCCAACTTTGTGGACAGCTTGCGCATAGCGTTCACTTTGACAGACGATGCAGGGAACAATGAAACAGAGGTTTCGTCTGACATTGTTGCCAACAGTATAGGCAACACACATATAAGGCAGGGCGTAGCGCGGTCTGTGATCGGTGTAACTGGCAACGCCACGGCGAACGTGGCCGACATACAAGGCACAGCCGACCAAGTGCTAAGGGTTAACACGCTTGGAAACGACCTGAGTTTTGGCACAATCGCAACGGGCGGCATAGCGAACAGCGCGGTAACAAACGCGAAGCTGGCCAACATGGCCGCCTCAACAATCAAGGGCAACAACACGGGCGGCGCAGCAGCCCCCGTAGACCTTACCACCGCTCAAATGCAGACGCTTTTGGGTTATGTGACAGGCACGGGCACGGCAAACCAGGTGGCATACTATACGGCGGCAGGCGTAATTGCTAGTGATGCAGTATTAACCTTAAATGCTGCAAATGACCGTGTGACCATTACTGGCACCATTGCCGGCACAGGCGCAAACAATGGTTGGTTGAATGTGAACGCGGGGTCAATTACAGGGAACTGTGAGGCCATACGCGCAAGCGCAAATATTGGCGGCGACCTGAAGGTAATTATCGACAACGCCCGCAATACTGGCAGCCTAGGAGATGCCACATTTTCGGCCACCGTAGGCGGCGCAAGCGCAGGCGACCCGCGCATACAGTTCACTATCACAAGCACATTGACCACATCAATGGGGCTTGATAATAGCGACGGCGATAAATTCAAGATCACCCCGGGCGCAAACACGCCTGGCGGCACGGCGAACAAGGGATTAATCCTTACCAATGACGCGCTGACCCGTGTAGGGGTAAACCGCGACGCTCCTTTATACGAGCTAGATAATAACGGCACACTTAGGACAAAGGTTCTTTGCGGAGAATCTGGCACTTTGTCCGCTACATACGGCGCTGGCGCAGGAACGGGGCCTACCACAAACTTCCTGACAGGCGGGAGCGTGGACATATTTTTTCAGTTCACGACAGGAACCACGCCAACCGCAAACGCGGACATCGTGACAATTACGATCCCATACGCCGTGCCTTTGGGCGCTTATCCGGTTTGGTCAGCGCTGAACGACAACATGGCCACAGACTTCAATAAGTTCTATTGCAATGCCGCCTCAACTACCACTTTCACCCTGAAAGCAAACGGAACCCTGGCAGCCAGCACGGCTTACAAAATGAAACTCATAATAACTTCAAATACAAGCGGATGATAGCAGCAGACAGCGCAACGGTACTAGTAGACGGCAGCATAAAAACATACGATATGCCCACGTTTTTCTTGCTAGAAGTGCAGGAAAATCCCGCAGTTACGGACGTAGGGTTAAGGTACGGTATTTACCCCGTCGTGTTTTCAGCGACAACACCGCAGGAAGACGCTTTTTTCTTTCAGACCACGGTTGCCGCTATCAACGCAAAGACCGGATCGGGGGCTACAGACCGCCTGAAATTCCGCAACGCTTGCGATCAAGTATTTGAAGATTATTTGTCCGGGCTGTCCGACAATTCGGGCGTAACGTTCACAATTTCATAGAAATGTCTACAGTAATATCAATACTTCCTGGAAAGGTGGATTATGAGCTTTGGCAGGGCAACACGTTCGAGCCGGGCACTATTACTGCCACCATTTCTGGCACCCCGATCAATTTCACCGGGTACACGGCTTCAATGCCGATCAAAAACGCAAATTCTGGAGCCGTAGCCCTTACCCTGACAAACGGGTCAGGTATCACGCTTTCCTCTGTAGGTGTTATCACGATCACCATGACAGCGGTGCAAACGGCGGCGCTAAATGGCGAGTACAAGTATGGGCTTGAGATCACAGACACAAGCTCAAAAAAACGGACATACACAGAGGGCACAATAACAGTACACACCCTTGGAATAGACAATTAAAATATGTCGGACATAACGCTAGAAATAACACAAGCAGCACCAGTTACCCTGAATTTTGGGTATGGGGCTATTGGCATGCCCGCTGGCGGCACGTCCGGGCAAGTTGCCACTAAGGCTTCATCTACCGACTTTGATATAATCTGGTCAGACCCTGGGTCTTCTACTCTGTCCTATTTTATAACAGCTGGGCAGAACCTTTCAGCAGGACGGGCGGTCATGGTAGACGGCGGTTCTGCTTATTATTTCCAGCCATCAAACACAGCCCACCACGGGCGCATGTGCGGGATAACAAGGACAAGCGCTACCACAGGCGCAAGCGTTGAGGTTCGCCCAATCGGGGTAATTGAAGACGCGGCGCTGTCTTTCGCGCCAAACAAGCCCCTTTGGGTAGACACAGACGGCGAAATAACAGACGTAGTGGACGCAGGCTGGCTTGTATTGCAAAAGGCTGGAATATCACTTGAAAACGACAAAATGATGCTGGATTTCAGCGTATCAATCTTAAAATAACATAAACACATCATACAATGGCAGAAGTAAAAGCGATAAAGGCCGGGGCGACCGGCTTAGAACAAATGGGGGCAAGCGACACGCTGCCCGTTGCAAACATCCCAACCCTTACAGCAGCGAAGATTTCAGATTTCGACGAGGCTGCGCAGGATGCCGTCGGTAACATTCTTACTGATTCGGCAACAATTGACTTCACATACACCGACCCGTCAACACCTTCAATAACAGCGGGCGTTATTGCAGACAGTATAGGCCCTACTCAACTTGCGGACACGGCGGTAACGCCAGGCTCTTACACGACGGCCAACATCACCGTTGACGCGCAGGGGCGTATCACAGCGGCATCGAACGGCGGCACCACAGGCGAGACATACACGGCGGGCGAAGCATTGACAGCCGGGAACTTGTGTTACATCACTTCTTCAGGCACGATCATGAAGGCAGACGCGAACAGCGAGGGAAAGTTGGCGCAAGGCTTTGTTCTTGCAAGTATTTCAAACGGCGCTTCTGGCACGTTCTACCGCGGTCACGGCAAGATCACAGGGTTAACCGGGTTAACTGCTGGCAGCCGTTATTTCCTTTCAAACACGACAACCGGGGCGGCGGCTCTTTACGCTTCGCTCACTTACAGCACGTCCGACATTCAACAGTACGTAGGCCGCGCCGAAAGCACTACCGTGCTTGCTTTTGAGCCAGGCGACACAATTTTGATTAGCTAATTATGGCAGCAAAAAAACCATTGACCGCCGGGTCTACCGGAGCGGAGCAGATTGCTGATGCCGACACACTTGTAGTTGTCGGTGGCGTTGCCATAGGGCAATCCGGCGTTCCTGAAACAACGGCGATTTTTGAGGTTGAAAGCACAACCAAGGGCTTTTTGTTCCCCCGCATGACAACCGCGCAAAGGGATGCAATAACAACCCCGGCAACTGGATTGATTATATACAACACGGATACGGGAGGGCTTGAATCGTACAACGCAACCCGATGGCAGCGCGAAACACAGACGAACGGCGCACCGTCTTTCACCATTGGGAGCGGATGGGGAACGGGCGCAACATCTTCTATTGTCGGCGATGACCTGGCGGGGGAAATAACCGTGACAAGTGGCACAGGGTCATTGACGGCCACGACGCTTGGCACGGTCACTTTCAATAAGGCGTTCCCGACGGGTGCTGTGTATGCCGTGTTTTTCCACCCGTCAAACACGAACGCGGGCGGCGCAAATATGACCTATGTGCTTGCGACAAGCAAGGCCGTTGGGTCTTTTGTTTGTGATTCAAGCAACGCCAATATAGCATCTCGAATAGCGCCTTCAACAGCATACAAAATATATTACCACGTCGTACAGTACCAGTAAATGAGCGCAAAACAAGCCACCGTTATTCTCCTTGCTGTGCTGCTGCTTCTCGCGGCGGGCGCACGGGATCGGATAGCCTATCAAATCAATAGGCTATCATTCCTGGAAAGGCTGGGGCTTGGATTGCTTGTTGCTTCGCTTGTATTGCTTATAGCCCTGCGGGCTTTGGGCATCATTGATATAATTCAAATCATTTCACCAAACACATAACAAACAACATGGAAGAAGAAGAATTCGATCCAAGCACCGGACAAGACATGCAAGACACCGCCGACGCTTTCCACGGCAAAGTAGGCCTTCTGAATAACGAAGTCTTTGGCGACTACGACAAAGACGACATGATTCGGCAAGTGTCGAAAAATTTGGGCAGGGATCACGATGTGGTAGTGTCTATTATCGAAGAAGCCTTTGCTGTTACTAAAGCTGCAGTCATCAAGCACGACCGGGTAATTTACCGGGGCTTTGGTTCGCTTCGCCTGAAAACACACGCCCCAGAATCTGGCAAAGACCCGCAGGGCGAAAAGTACGAAGTAGGAGAACGCTTGTCTGTTGAGTTCAACGCGGGCGGCGATTTCAAATCGCAGATTACCCTTGCCAAAGGCTTGCCAGCTATTTCATAATCCAATCACCCCCGACACACGCTCATCATATAACCAGTTATGAATGACAACTATACAACCGCCCAAACGGGGCGAGGTAGCCCGCTGGATGCTATGGGTATTGGTATTGGGCATCGTC